TTACTTTTTCTAATTCTCTTTCGGCTGTTGCGTATGGCGGGACTGGCGGGCAAAACGCCGCGACAAGCCGGTACGGAGGACTGGTTTACGGGGATAATGGCGTAGGTGGGGCCGCTTCCGGCAACGTATTGTCCACGACAGGGAACGCTGGATATAGCCTTGGGGTCGGGGCTGGCGCACCTAACGGCGGCGGGGATGTTGCTCCCGGGTTTAGACAATCCCCTGCCCCTAGCGGTTCTGCCCCCGGCGGGGGTGGAGCGGGGTATTATTACGATACGGGCGGAAAATTCCCCGCAGTTGCTGGTGGTGCTGGCAGTGGCGGTCTTGCTCGATCTACATGGGCTTCCGCTTCCCTCCCCGCAGGAACAACCGCAACTGTTGTTGTCGGGGTTGGGGGGGCACCTTCTGCTGACGGCGGAGGAAATGGGTCTGACGGCAGAATTGTAATTTCTTGGAGTTAACATGGACCCGTTAACAATCCTCGCGGCGGCACAGGCGGCGTATGCGGGCATCCAAGCTGGCATCGCGGCGGGTAAAGAAATCCAAGGCATGGCTGCGGATTTGTCTGAACTGTGGGGCAACCTTGCGAAGTTGACCCAAATTGCGGCGGAACCGCATCAGAAAACGTTCTTTAACGACAAGAGCGCGGAACAAATTGCGATTGAACGTTACGCCGCTAAAGCGGAAGCGCACGATCTTGCGTTGAAAGCTCGTAACTTGTTTATTGGGGCTTACGGTCTAGCAGCATGGGATCAGGTACAACGGGAAGTCATCAATATCCGCAAGGAAATTGAACGCCAGCGTTGGGAAGAAGAACGCGAAAGAGCCGCCAGATTAGAAGAACTACGCGAAGCTGGCGTTGTAACATTCATCGTTTTGTTGCTGTTAAGTATAATGCTGGCAATAGGCGTTATATTCTTGGGTGTAAAATGACAATCGATACAGATGCCATTACAAAACCTATTGCAGTGGTAACTACAATCATGGCGATGATTGGTGGCGGCTATTCTTTGTACGATCAAATTAAATTGCCGCCTAAAGACATTCTTAAATGGGACGCGGAACATTTTAACATCTCTAACAGCCATGCTTCTGGCGCGTTTAAAGTAGTGGTTGCCCGTCAAAAAATTCGCGACGATTGTACAGTCGAAGAATTTGGCCTTGAGGTTAAAGACGCGGAATACATTGTTCACAAAGCCAAGCCTTCTGTTGCCAAATTTTCGGGGCCGGCTTCTTCGACAGTGGATAAATTCGGTTACACCATAACCCTCGAAAACCCTGATACTGTTGCTGTTGGGCCAGCAAAATTACTAGCCCGCATTATATACAAATGTCCTGAAGGCAATGTTGTAATCGCTTACCCCGATCACAAAAACTTAACTTTTAACATCGAGGACAAATGAATGGACCTGTCAAAAATAGGTGGCCTTTTGGGCCAAATCGCACCGACCATAGCGACAGCTATTGGTGGCCCCGTTGCAGGGATGGCAGTCAAAGCATTGGCCGGCGCACTGGGCCTATCAGAGGGGGCATCGTCGGACGATGTACAGACAGCCCTGTTGAGCGCAAGCCCAGAGCAATTGTCTGCGATCAAGAAAATCGATGCCGACTTCAAGGTTCAGATGAAACAATTGGATATCAACCTTGAGGAGATCGCTGCCGGTGATCGCAAGTCTGCTCGGCAGATGATGGTCCAGACCGGTGTGCAGACCCCTGCGGTGTTGTCCTATTCAGTGATCATCGCGTGGGTGTTTATCCAATATTATTTGTTCACAACCGTCATTGATCCAAGCATGCGAGAGCTGATTGCTCGTGTGCTGGGTACACTTGACGGCGCGCTGATGCTCGTGCTGTCGTTTTGGTTCGGCAGCAGCAACCACCAGATCGGAGAGAAGAAATGAATTTTGTAGGTGCAGCCATCCCCATGCAAGCGGGTGACATCGATGATACGGCAGAGGCTCTCGACATTGAACCCGCCGCCCTCCGTGCCGTGCTATCTGTTGAAACCGGCGGGTCTGGTTTTGATAAAGCTGGCCGGCCAAAGGCTCTATTCGAACGTCATTACTTTTACAAAATGTTGAAGGATAAACCAGATGATTTACAATTGGCTGTTGATGCAGGCATTGCGTATCCAAAGTGGGGTGAACGACCTTATCCAAAAGGTTCAGACGCTGTCTATGCAGAGATTGAGGCAGCATGTGAAATTGATCTTGATGGTGCGCTACGCTCTGTTTCGTGGGGGCTTGGTCAAATCATGGGCAGCAATTACAAATTGGCTGGATGCCGATCCGCTCAAGAAATGGTTGAAGAAGCCATGATTTCTGAAGCCAATCAGCTTCGCCACATGGCAAATTTTATTAAGTCGGCTGGCCTGTTAGACGAGCTGCAAAGCAAGAACTGGGCAGGCTTTGCCCGTGGCTATAACGGCCCAGCCTATGCACAAAACAAATACGATACCAAGCTCGAAACCGCATATGAAAAATTCAGTGCTTAATTTTTTCAATTGCCTTGCAAGGAATATCCGATAAGCTAATCGGCGTTTCCTCCCAAACTTAAGCCCCCCGCCTAAACAGCAGGGGGCTTTTTTTATCAGTACCTATTTTCTTTTTCGTATTTCTCTACGTCCTCAATCCGGTACCTGATCGGAGCATTGCGCCCGTCACCCAGCTTAACATATTGAGGACCGGCACCCTGCATGCGTCTCTTTCGCAACCCATGCTCGGTAATGCCCCATCTTTTAGACAGTTGCTTTGTCGTTAACAACTTCAACATCGGTCACCTCCAACACTTCGCCCGTCACCGGATCAATCAAGTCCTCGGTCTTTACCATTTCGATTGCGTCCAGCACCTCGGTCTGCTCCGCAATAGAACGCTTAAGGCGGCTGATTTGTTTGGGCGCGGTGCCTGACACAGGGGCATCAGAAACAGCGGCCTGCTGGGGCTGCTCTGTGATCCCTGTGGCCTCGTTGTCGTGATCGAACACCTGATCGACATCTGCGCTTGATGGCAGGCGTTTAGCCAACCGGCGAATGACGGTCTTCTTGGCCATCTCATCCCACCACTGAACCCAAGGACCGTTGCCACTGGCGCGGCTGACAGCCCGCACCTTTTCAATCTCGGCCACCGACATGACTTCGCGGTAAATTGCGCCGTCCTTGGTCTTCGCTATGGCGTACACAACAATCGGTTTGCCGCGATCGGCACCAAGGAACGGCTTGTGGCTGATCCGTTCTTCGTCGCCGAGCGTATAGTCGAACTGGTCTTTGTCGTACACGACCTGTGCCGAGATGGTGGCCAGCTCTCCGCTGTTGCGGATTTTCTTTAAGATGCCTGCATACATTGGCATGTACTGGACGGTGTTTTTAAACATGACCAGTGCTGCCTCGCGGCCATCGCACAACAACCCGTCCTGCGCTGCCTTCATGCATGAGCCGAGCAGGCTCCGGCGGTCGGCATTGAGCAATGCTGGGTTCATCTGGATCGCGGTCAATGTAGTGCGAACAAACTTATCCACAGGTATTTGTGCAGGAAGCGCGGCCATGAATTCGGGCTGCATGCGCTGCAAAGTGCCGCGCACATCCTCCATTGGTGTAAGTGCTTTGGTGGTTGTCATATCATTTGTCCTTCTTTGCTGTGAAACGGAAACCGCGATATCCAGATCGGCCACCAACATGGGTGCCGACCATCTCTGGTGTGATCAGGGTGCCAAGGCTCGGCTTCACCATCCCGCATGAGATGGTGCCGATCGAGCTGGTGACCTTGCTGGCCTCGCCGATGGCCTCAAGTATCTGCGCCCTGTACTGGTCCTTTATTTTTTCAAGGTCAGACATTTCCTTGCTGATAAAATTGTACTGCTTGATCATGTCTTCAAGCATTTCGTTTGCCTCAAGAACGCGGTCAGCCTCGGCCTTGTTGTACAGTTTCTTAATCATGTATTCGGCATCGGCCACATAGTCTGGTGCCGGTGCCTTGTTGGCTGCAATGCTGGCCCAAAACGCGGCGGAGCGGGCGCGCAAGTCTTGACCGATCTCATGGTCACGTTTGCGGATTGTTATTTTTAATTCGTTGCCACCGACAAGCGCGGCCAGTGCCGTCCATTCATAGCCGGACACTTCCATTTGATGCTGGATTTGCAGTTCGATATGCTCGGGTGCCTCGATGTTGCCGTTGCCGTCATCGATCCAGTTCTGCCGGTACTGCATGCCATCGACATTTTTGATCTCGAGAATGCCGCGCCCTTCACCGGCTGAAGTGATCTCGTAATCAAACGAGCTGCCCATGCGGTTGATGGTGTCACGCATATAGACATCGAGCTTCTCGATCTGCCAGCCATTGTCCTCGGCTGCGCCCTTGGCGATCGCGTCCTCGAGACGGGTACCCCACCGCATGCGCTCGTTCGGGTCAAACGACACGACCACACCATCGCGTTTCTGGTGGAACAATTCAAACTGCGTCAGGTAAGGCGACAGGCCATAGAGGGCTGCGGCCTCGGTGCTGGTGATGTCTCGGGTGCGCTCGGCCAGCCACTGGTCACGGCTGGTGATTTCAATAATTTCTTTTGTCATGGTCGATCTCCTTAGCATGGGTGTTTAAGCAGGAATTCATTGGTCGGAATTAGAGGGTCAAGGCGATGCTCGTCTTCTTTGCCAGCAAACATTGTGACCTTAAATTTGTCACCGCGATCACTGGTAAACACGATCTCGCGGGTTACAAAAGTATGGTCGCACTGGTGGGTGAAAATTTCCGAGATATAAAATCCGGTCGTGCCGTGAATTGATACGTTGATCATTGTTTCTCTCCCTTAACCGATCAGGCCGACGATGAGCAGCACCCAAGCGGGTACTGCGGTGATGATGCAAACAACCTCAAACAGGTCTTCAAAAAAAGCGCGCATGTTAGTCCTCCATAACTTTTTCAATGTTTTCAATTTGCCACTTGAGATAGTCCACGGTGTCGGGCTGATCCCAATGACTGCCGCGAAGGTTGAACCCTTCGACAGTGCGGTTGCCGTCAAGTGCCTGCCAAGTCCAGCCATCGGTGGTGTAAAGGATGGCCTTGCCTTCTTCATCCAGATCGATCGCCTGATCAACCTTTGGATTGCCTTTGATGATTTTGCGGATAATGGCAACTGTGAGCTGTGTCATGTTAACCCCCCATTAATTCTTCGTTGTGCAGTCGTTCTGCTTTTTTGCAGCAGTCAGACATATTGGTGGCCGATCCAACAACCGCGCCGGTGCGCCGGTCTTTGACAACCCAGACTTGTTTGCCGAGCAGCCAACCTTCAAAATTCCCAACACGAAATTTACACATTGTATTTCCTCCGGTGGTGGTGGGGGCCGAAGCCCCCCGTTGGATCAATTGCGACCTAACAACACATCGTTTTCAAGATCGGCCAGATAATTTTCATAACCAGCGCGGATTGCCGAGAATTTTTCACGGATCGAAAAGTCGGGTTCAATACGAAACTGAACATGCTGGTCAAGACGCTCATCGTCGCAAATGAAAACGTGAGCGGTTTCGCAATCGGCAAGACGGCCGAAACGAAAACCATTAGCGTAAAGATCAAAATCAGAACCGGTGCGGCGAGCGGTGAAGGTTGTCATTTGGTGTCTCCGTTGTGTTTGTTTGTTTCGGTATAAACACAATATGGGTAGTGCAAATTAGTGTCAACAAGTTTTTTTACGTTGCCATATGGGTCAGCAAAAGGGGGCCGAAGCCCCCGTGCCGATCAGCGGCTATAATGAACAGGCCGCTCGTACATCCCGCGTTCGTCGCGATAGACCGAGATCAACCGGCCATATTGGGAGCCGTCCTGCCAAGTGAACGACCGGCTCTCGCCATACGAGACCGGAGGAAATGACAAATCCCAAGCGTCCAATAACCCCTCGGCTTCAAGCGCATGTCCAAGTGTGGGAAACCAATTTTTGGTGGCGGTCATAGTGATACTCCTCAAAGGGGAAAGGGTGGGGGCTTGCGCCCCCGTTAATTAAGCGGCTTCGACAGCGTCCCAGCAGGCTGGGTTGCACAAGGTGGCATAGGTTGTAGGGTCGAAGCTGATTGCGTTTGCTTTGTTGAAACGACCTGAACGATCATCGCGACCAAAAAAAACATAAATGCTTTTTTCAAAACCAGAAACACTGGCCAACCAAGGTTTGGGGCTGGTGACGTACCGGCCAACAAACCCTGCCACATCAAGCGAACCAGCTTTGCCGATAGATGTTGTGCGGGCTTTTGCAGTCACAATGTTGCCAAAGCCCAAATCGATCTGGACGTTGCCAACAGTGTCGCCGTATTTGTTAACGCCGAGGGACTGGAAGGTCTCGTTGAGGATTTTGATAGAAGCCATTGTCGTGTTTCCTTGTGTCTGTTGTTTCGATATGTGTAGGATAGATGGGCAAAAAAATAGTGTCAACAAGTTTTTTTATGTTGAAATACGTTTTTTTATGATGCATGAATATAAGACAGGG